ATGTAGTCAGCGATTGGTTGGTAGTCTTGAAGGATGATCGCCTTACTGATCTTTCCGTCGAACTCCCTCCAGTATACTTCGTAGAGGTCGATCTTCTGGTTCACAGAGAGTGACCAGTTGAATCCTGCTTCGCTGATCGTGCGGAAGAAATCCTCGCGGGTCTTGCGGTGGTTTGTAAATGCGCGGTGGAATCGAATAGCGTCAATAGCCGCATCAACATTCCAGCCCATTGCTTCTGCCGCTGCGCGATTCTCAATCTTCTTGTAGAGTTCGTATGGTGTTAGACGGACACGGCGGACAAATTCCTCAAGGTTTGAGAAGTCGATCCTAATGTCGTCTGGAAAGAGAAGGTCGGATAGGAAAACGTGTTCTGGCATCCATCCAAGTGGGCTATCCCACATTCCGATTCCCTTTCCATACAACAACATTTCTTCAAGGTCTTGCTCTGTGTTGTAGAGGTATCCGGGCCATTCGCGGATTGCTTGGTCAAAGGCGATTCCGATATTCTCTGAGTTAACGAGTCGTTCTTTTTCATTACCGAATTTACTTTTGATTGTGCAACACGCTTGCCGTTCTGTAATGACATCGTAGTAACTTGACTTCTGGTTATCAACGATAAATCCAAGTTGTCCGTAGTTTACATCAGATTGCCAAGGAAGGCGTTTCTCCGCGAGCTTGCTGTAGCCTGTAGGCGGGAACATCTTGTAAGCCTTATAGATACGGATACGTTTGTTCTCGCGCCCGATGTTTGCAAGGCGAAGATTATTTGCAATATTCCAAGCGTGTGACGCATTGGAGATTCGTGTTTCTGGTGGCTTGCCGTCTTGGTCTAAAGTAGCAAGTGAAAAGTTGTCTTGGCCGATGGAGAGCATAGGATTATACTTTTATCGTTTACGATAATGAATTCAAGGCATTTCTTCGCTTGTTACACGAACTACATCCACGAGCTTTATGCTCTAGTTTAGTTCCTAAAACTTTGTCTGCGGTTGCAGCCACAGTATGGATAGCTTGCGCGATCTTGTCTCCGAGTCCATCGCTATACCAGCAACGATCACTCGGCTGACGCTGGCAGGTTTGATCTTCAACCATCTGCTCGATATTGGCAGGAACTTCGATTCCATTCGATGTATAGTCTTTTCGGATGTTTTGAATCAAGCTATTGAATGTGCTTCCGTAAACAATCGCAGGAAACGTGAGCTTATCACGCTTGATCTCATACTTCCAATACCAGCCCCCGACAGGTGCGAGATTTTTGTTTTTCAGTTTCATCTTGCCTTTGCACGGAAAATATATTTTCTTATTGATATGTCAAGAGCTTTTTCTTCAAACAAAGGTATTCGTCGCTACGGGATTCAGTTTCCAGAACACATGGATGACCTTGGTATTGAATTATATTGTTACTCTATTAGCCGTGGTGAATATGGCAAAGAGTATTGTGTTAAACATAATATCAATATCTCTGACTTTAAATTACTCTCGCCGCACGAACACTTCATCAATGCCGTGAAACTCCAATGGCCGACTGAGGTTTCTATCTACAATCGCGGCTATACCAATAATCAATTATTGAGAACTCTTGAGGGACTTTGCAACAATACAGATATTTGTTTGGCTGGCGCGGCTTCTATGGGAAAGTCGTTTCCTGTTGGGCTTTGGGTTTACCTTGATTGGTGTTCTGCCCCGCATTGCACTTCGTCTTGGGTTGCTACCACAACTCTCGGTGCGTCCGAGGATCGTATCTGGGGCATTATCTCAAAGCTATGGAAGTGTGCCGCCGTTCAGTTTGGTAAGCTCATTGACTATCGCCACATGATTGTTTGGGGTGGCGCGTCCAACGATGAGGATAAGGACTACCGAAATGCTATCAAGGCTCTTGCCTTTCAGTCCGGTAACGAGGGTCAGAAGGCTATTGATACCACCCGTGGTCGTAAGAATGATAGGGTTAGGTTAGCCTTGGATGAGTTGCCAGAAATGGAACTGGGCGCGATTACCGCCAAGGTTAACTTATCTGCTAACAATGATGTGACATTCATTGGTATTGGAAACCCATCTGCTGGTGATAATCCTCACACCCGCTGGGCCATGCCTAGTGGCGCATCTAACTTCGATTCGGTTAGTCCAGACATGGACAAGTGGGAGACTGGAACTGGCGTTTGCTTGTTCTACAATGGTATGCGTTCTCCTAACTTCGCCGCGCCTGCGAGCGAGCCATCTCCATTCCCTTTCCTCATGGATCGGAAGAAGCAGGAGATCATGCTTAAACAATGTTATGGAGACGAGAATGCTATCGACTATGTTCGTAACGCTATTGGTTGGTGGCCGAAGTCTGGATTCGCTCAAACGATTCTTACCGCCGATCTGATCCGTAATGCCGACACGAACGAAGAACCCCTTTGGGATTCTGAAGGTTTTACCAAGGTAGCCGGGTTCGATACCGCTTTCACAATTGGGGGAGATAGATGCGTTCTTACTATCGCCAAGTTAGGCTTTGTTCGCGGGACTCGCAATCGTGTTATGTGGTTGGAGAGTCAGAAGGTCATTCAGTTATCCGCTAACGCCGCCGCTGAGTTTGAAATCCAACTTGCTACTGAAGTTGTTAATTATTGTAGGTCGGCTGGAGTGCAACCATCCAAGTTCGGTATGGACGTTTCCGGTGATGGTGGTCGAGTTGGACAGGCTATCATTCGTGAGTGGCTACGATTTGAGTCTTCTGGTGCATCTATCGCTCTTATCTCGTCTATGGGTAAACCTACAGACCGACTAGCCGCTGAAGTCGATAAACGCCAATGTAAGGATGTTTACGATAGGCTTGTCTCTGAATACTACTACTCTTGCTATCACGCCTTCAAGAGTCGTGTTCTTTTTGGTGTTGATCCTGCATCTGATCTGGCGCGGGAACTTTGCCTGCGTCGATACACAATCAAAAACAAGAAGATTGCCATTGAGACTAAAGACGAGTTAAAGGGAAGAACTGGATACTCGCCAGACTTGAGTGATAGCTTGATCTACGCACTCGAAATGGCTAGGCGCAATGGACTAGTTTTTATCGGAAACGATAAAGCTGTCCCAACTAACCGATTTTGGGCGCGGGATGAAAAGCCAGTCGAATACTCCCAAGATGAAGAGTATTCTGTAGATGACTGGGGTGAGGACTAATCCATGATTCCTTCAAGTTCCAAGGTATTCGCTACCTCTTCTGGAACTACGATGCGAATCATTTTTTCTCCGTAAAGGTTTCCTAGAGTCTCCTTGAGTCGGATGTCCTTCTTCGGAACCCAGCACTGATTGAACTTTTGCTGGAAAAGAATCTTATACTGATTCTCGCTTACTTCAATTCCCTCGCAGATGACGCGAGGCTCAAACGTATTATTTGTAGTCATAAATTATATATCCATTCTCTCTTGCCCACCCTACTTCGTGGTGGCATTTGTTGTGGCAGGCGCGGCATAAAACCATGAATGAGGACTTGTCACATAGGAACTTGCCCCTTCCTTTCTTATGGTGAAGGTCTGTTCCTTGCCCATTACATATCTCACACTGGTAGTTTTTTTCTTCAAAGTATTCTGCTTTAACTTTTTCGTAGTCGGCATTCTTTACTCTCCGAGTGATTGAGACTGATCTAAGTTTCCCACTTCGCTTTTTGAATCCTGTTTTTTGTAAGGGCGTTTTTCTTTGTAGCATAATCCAATTACTTTATCTACCTGTTCTTTCTTTAAAATACTTTTCGAGTTTACTTCAATCTGGTTTATCAGTGATCCAGTCACTCCAATCCTTTCGCCAAGTTCCCTGACAGTCATGCTCAGTTTCTTTCGAGTCTCGCGTAACTGCTGGGCGAAAGTCCTCCGTCCAATAGAACGAACAGTGCGTGATTGCTCGTAAGCCATCATGCAGCTATCGTATGCTTCTTCTAATGGATGTTTCATTTGAATAAAATTAAACCAGAACTATTGACAAGTCAACACATTTCTGATAGCCTTGTAAATTATGGATAACACTAACAACGATAATACATTTGCAGAAGACCTTCTGGCTACTGTCAGAAAGACTGTCCTTGTCACAAATATGTCTTTAGCCACCGCGCTAGAGAAGCCTTTCATTGCTACCTACGAAAATGATGAAGGCATTCTGATGATGGCTCTCAAGCCAAACAATACCTGTATCATTGTCGCTTGCGGCCATGACTCCAATACTGTCATCAAGTGTGATTTCATTATCGCTGGTGAAGGTGTCGGAGAACGCCGCTCCATCTTCAAATGCAAAAACAAAAGTGATGCCGATGACATTTGGGAGGTTCTGACCGACAAGCTAGAGGACTGGTCTGCTGGTGGAATCGCAACAATCGACATGGAGTAATTATCGGTTTCGATAAAAAAGGTGCTTGACACTGAATACAACATCTAGTAGTTTCGTTCGCGTGTGAGAAATCACGCCTTCGGGGTGAGAGCCGAAGTGAAGGACAAAATTAAATAAACACAAAAACTATATGATCCCTTGTGGTGGTTTCACCACTCTCATGCGTCAGTTGCCGCTTTTGTCCGCCACTACAAGGGGTCGCCTTTTTACAATGAGTGTTAGAATAATGTCGGAGGTCTTTGAGAAAAGCAGGACTCAAGGAAATGCAAGATTGGTTCTTCTTGCCCTAGCCGATTCCTGCAATGACGATGCTAGTTGTTGGCCGTCGATTCGGAAACTAGCAGAAAAAGCGAATGTCTCGGAACCTATCTTGAAGAAGTATTTGAATTCTTTGATTGAGGTCGGAGTAGTTACGAAAGATGAGCGAGAGGATCATTTTGGAAGGCAAACATCGAACATTTACACCATCATTGTTGATAAGATTGGTAGCGATGAAATCAGTCGAGATGTCATTCAACAGGTTATAGCACCAAGCAGGATTAAGTCAGTTGAGGGGATAACCCGTGTTAGTGGGGGAGGGGGTAACCCGGTGCAGGGGGTGGAGGGGGTAACCCCGGTTAGTCTCTCTATAATGAATCATCATAAGGAACCGAAAATAGAACCATCACAGCAAACAATTTTGAAATCCATTGATTTGATTTCCATAAAACCAAAAACAAAACGAAAACCAAAACTCGTAGATGATGCTTTCATTACCCAACTCAAACGCCTTAACCCCGACAAGGACGTAGACAAGGAAGTGCAAATGGCACGGACTTGGATACTCGCCAAACCAGAACGCCAGTTTACCCAACAATTCCT